TCACTTCCCCCCGTCGATCTTGAGGCTGCGGCGGAGAAAGAAGAAGGCCAGCGCTTCCATGACGAGGTTGGCGGGGGCTTCGCCGGTAAAGCTCGGGATGTCGATGCCCAAGAGCCCGGCGATCCCGGCGAGCAGCATCAGGGCAGCGACGATATAGGTGCGGTAACCGGCGAGAAAACCCATCGGAAGAATTCCTTTCAGCTGTGAAATAAGGAGGTTGCCCGCCTGGCGGAGCGCGAAGTCGAGCAGTGGATTTTTCGGCGCCGCCGCAAGGCCGAGCGCGACGAGGAGTTTCGTGTCGACGCCGCCCGCCCCGAATCCGAACCGGGTGCGCGCCGCTGCCACGGCGTTTTGCGAGTTGCGGCCGAAAATGCCGTCGATCTCGTCGGCGTAAAGCCCGAGCCCGGCGAGCGCCTGCTGCAGGCGTCTCGTCTCGTCGGAGCGGGTGCCAAAGGCGTAGGGGCTTGCCATCGCTCACCCCGCAAACGGTTGCGAGGCGGCGGCGAACTCGCGCCACGGCGTCAGTTCGTAATGCGGCATGTCACGCAAACGCGGCCAGTCGCCACCCCACAGGATGGGAATAGCCATCTCCTTCGCGCGCGCCTTGACGCACAGGGCCAACGCCTCGAACCTTGCGATGTCTTCCCAGTCGAGCGGGTCGGGCGCGACGTCGAGCGCCACCGCCGGGGCCCAGTTATGGGCGCTCTGGCCGAAATGCGCGCGCGAATGGCCGAGCGCGAAGGCGCGCTCCTGCGCCTCCCTCCCCCGCTGGCTGTCGAGCACGAGGATCGGCATTTCGGCCGCCACCGCTTCGAACAATTTTCGTAGCAAAGGGTGCGCGCCATCGAGCCGCCGCCGTGAGGCGGTGCCGAGTTCACTCATGGATCTCTCCGTCAGGTTCAGGCGATGAATTTTCCGCGCGCCGCGTGGCCCGGCCCGTAGAGCGGGCTTTTGAGCGCCACGCTGAAATCGAAGCGCGCCGGCAGCGCGCCGAAATCGGCGGTCTGCTGCGCGGCCGTGTAGGTCAGCGCGGCGCTCGCTGGATCGAGAGTTCGCACCGCCGTCGCGCCGTTGAAGATCACTACCCGCCAGCCTTCCGGCACCACGTCCGGCGGTGCATCGTCGCCGGCCCAGCTGTCGGAATCGGCCCGGCTGCGCCGCACCCAGCTCAAAGTCACCTCGCCCCCCGCCACGCGCACCCCCTTGAGGTGCACCGGCGCCAGCGGCAGAAGCGGCGCGAGATCAAGCGCGACGTCCGCCACCTGCCCCACCGCATCGCGCGCCCCGGCGAAAAACCGCACCGTGAGCGTCGTGTCGAGCCAGGCCGCCGACACCGGCAGCAGGACGACGCCGCCCTCGAGCAACACCACCGCATTGCCCTTCGAACAGGCGCCGATGGCATGGTCGGTGCCGCCCTGCCCGCGCAGCAGCCGGCTCAGCCGATAGGTCTGCGGCGCGATCAGGTCGGCCGTGGCAAAGCCCACGATTTCCCACCGCCCCGTATCGCTCTGCACCGCGACACGATTGAGGCCGGCCAGCACCTCGTCGTCGTCGCGCGACGCCGGATGCCCCGCCGGCAACGCCACCTCCAGCGCGTTCACCCCGTCCCAGGTGAACATCCCGCCCGGCCCGAAAGGCGCGGTCACCTCACCGATCCCCGCCACACTGCCGAGCGCCGCGAGCGGCGTTCCCGTCGCCTCCGCCGTCACCGTCACGCTCCCCGGCCACGGGTCGGCAAAAGCCGCCGTCGCCAACCGTGAGCGCGAAATATCGTCGACGGCCGGCGGCAGATGCGCAAATACCGCAACCGGCAGCGACAGCGCCGGCGGCGCTTCGCCTGCATCGCCCGGCCGGTCGTCAAAACTCGTCACCACCAGTTTCGGCGCAATCGCCCGCGCCGAAATCCGTCGCGCCAGCCCGTCGCGGATCGTCGTCACCGCAAGACTGTCGGCACCGAGCACCACGGCATCCCCGACCTCGATCGCCGCCATCGACGGCGGCAAGGTGAACTCCGCGCTGTCGGCGATGCCCCGTCGCGCCAGCAGCAGCCGCTCCGCAACGCTTCGGGCCCCGCCGACGTCGAGCACCAGCCCGGCATTCACCGCCTCGAGCATCCCCGCGCCCGGCGCAATCGCCGTCACCGCGCCGCTCAGATAGCTCCGCGTCCGATCGACATAACTCAGCGCCACCTGCCCCACCGCCTCGCCGGGGTCGGGCCGCCGTCGCGTCACCAGCGGCCCGTCCTCCGCCACCAGTTCACCGAGGCCGAGCGCCGTCCCCGCCCCGGCCCGCCCGACCACCAGCCCCTCTGGCGTGTCGTGCAGATCGAGCCCGGTCGCGGCCAGCAGCGGCGCCAGCGCCTCGCGCGCCGTCATCGGCACCTCGACCACATAGCCGTGGAGGAAGGGCAGTTCCGCCGCCACGCGGTCGAGCGGCACGCCGAAATCGACCGCCACCGCGCGCGCCAGCTCGTCGCTCGCCATGCCGCCGAGCCGCCCGGTCAGCCAGTGCCCGGTGCGGTGATTGTCGCCGTCCCGCCACACCGATTTGAGCGTCGGAAAGGCCGGAAAGGGCCGCGCGTCCCAGGTCCACAGATAGGTCCGCGCCAGCATCCGCCCGCCCCCCGGCGCCGCCGGATTCCTGCCCGGGTCGTCCCAATAAGAAAGCACCGCGCGCAGCGCCTGCCGCTGCGCCAAGGGATCCGCCGCGCCGTTCGAAAAATACGGCTTTGCGTCCTCGCCGCTCTTGGGATCGGTGAACACATTGGGCTGGTTAGCGCCCTTGTCGACCGCCCCGCAGCCCAGCTCGGTGAACCACACCGGCTTCGATTTCGGCACCCACGCCGTCGACACGGCGCTGCGTACCCCGCCCGGCCGGTTGTAGTGCGCCTTGCTCCAGAACGCCGTTATATCCTTCGTCCGCCACACCCAGGGCTCGCCGTACACCGCATCGTCGATCGGCGTCCGCGCCCCCGCCAGCCGGTCGGCCTCGCTGGCATAGAACCAGTCAAAACCCTCGCCGCCCTCGATATTGCGCTTGAGATAGTCGAGGTCGTACGGCCCCGCCTCGCCCGCATCCGGCCCCTCTCCGTCGCCGCGCCAGTCGGCCAGCGGCAGGTAATTGTCGATGCCGATGGCGTCGATATTCGCCGACGCCCAGAGCGGATCGAGGTGAAAAATCTTCGCCCCGCTGCCGTCCTGCCAGCCCGAATATTCGCTCCAGTCGGCCGCATAGGTGAGCTTCGTTCCGCCGCCGAGTTTCGCCCGCACCTCACCCGCCAGCGACACCAGCGCATCGACGAACGGAAAACTGTACGAAGCGGCGCGGGAAAACGTCAGCCCCCGCAGTTCCGAGCCAATGAGAAACGCGTCAACGCCACCCGCCGCAACCGCCAGATCGGCATAGTGCAGAATGAAGCTCCGATATTTCGCGGCGAAAGTCGCAATCTCCGCCCCACTCGACCCCGCGATCCGCCCGCGCCACGGATAGGCCGGCTGGCCCATCGCATTGCCCTCGGCGATATCCATCAGGAGGATCGGGTAGAGCGTCACTTTAATGCCGCGTCGCTTGAGGTCAGCAATCGCCGCCCTCACCGATGCATCGGACGGCGTACCGCCATAGGCCGGTCCGCCCGCATGTGTGCTCATCACCTTCGCCGTGCCGCGCGAAATCCCCGCCACCTGCCAGGCGGCGCCGACGACGCTGCGGCTCGCCGCCTCGACTTTTGGTTCCACGGCGCAATTGGCCGCCCTGAGATCGCTGCCGAACCAGGCGACAACCAGCGCCACGTGCTCGAGGTTGGGGCAGAGCGCCGTCAGTTCGTCGAGCGACAGCGTCCAGTCGGACATGTCGCGCGCCTGGTGCGCGTTCTCGTTCAACGTCACCCCTGGCCGCCCCAGCCGCACGCGCGGGCTCGGATCATAACCGAACTCGGTCGCGCCGGGGATCAGCGTCACCGCCTTGATCGCCGGCTCCAGCTCTCCCGCCGCCCGGCACAGTTCTACCGAAATCGACGGAATGCGGTTGCCGAACTGTTTTAGCGGCAGCCGCTCGAACACCAGATAGCAGAGCCCGCGATAGGCCGGCGCGTCCGCCCCCTGCTTCGCCTCGATCAGGCTGTCGGCCCGCTGCGTTTCTGTGCCGCGATAAAACCGCAGCGTCAGCCCGGCCGTGTCGAGCAATTGCCCGTCGGCCCAGACCCGCCCCAGCCGGCTCACCACGCCCTCGCAAAGCCCGATGGCAAAGCTCGCCGCTACTCCGGGATCCTCCGCCTCCGGTGCGCTGCTCGTCGCCTTGGCGCCGCGCTGCTCGGCCGGCAGCTTTTCGAACTGCGCCGCCCAGATGACGTTGCCGCTCAGCCGGTGCCAGCCGTAGAGTTTGGGGATCGGGGCCCCCTCGCTGGAACCCTGCAGGCGGATGTCGGCTCCCGCCTTCGCCACCTTGGGTTCGGCGAACAGCGCCCCGTCGATGGCGCTGCCCGCGAGTGCCCCGAGCGCCCGCCCGACCGTCGCGCCGATCGGCCCGCCGAGCGCGCCGCCGACAAACTGCCCTGCCAGTGAAAGTGCAAGCGTCGCCATCAGTCCGCCAATCCCGGAAAATCATAGCGGCCGGCAATGCGCCGCCGCCAGCCCTCGGTGAGGTTCGCCTCGATCACGCCGAGCCCCTCCTGCGCGTGAATGAACCGCTCAGGCTCGACCAGCACGCCGCAATGGCGCGCCCCCGCCGTCCGCCCGAGCTGGAACAGCAGCACCTGCCCTGCCTTCGGCGCGTCTTCGGCAACCACCAGCAATTGCCCCGCCACCGCGCGCAATTCGTCCGCATGCCGGTTGTCCCGCCAGTCCGCGCGATAGTTCGGCAATTCCAGCGGCTCGTCGCCAAACAGCTGCCGCCACACCCCGCGCAACAGCCCGAGGCAATCGCATCCCGCACCGAGCGTCGCCGCCTGGTGCCGATAGGGCGTCCCCAGCCACAGCCGTGCCGCCACCACCACTTCCGCCCGCCTCATGAGAACAGCGCTCCACCGTCAAGCCGGTCGCCGCTCCGCGGGTAGCGCAGCACGAAATCATTGCCCGGAATGTGCGGAAAGCCGCGAAAATTCGCGACATTGCCAAAGCGCTGCCGGCAGGTGCCGAGCTGCCGGTCACAGCCGAGCGAAAATGCTGCGTGGCTTGCCGGCACCTTGCACCGCGCATCCCCCAGCCCCGCGTCGCAATAGGTCGCGTAGATCCGCCCGCGCACCTGGTTCAGCGCCGCCTGCCCCGAGCGCAGTTCGGCGCGAAACTGTCCGTCCTCGCGCACGATCTCGCCGATCGTGGCGCGCCGCTGCAGCAGCCGCTGGCTGACATCCCGCCAGTTCACCCGCCAGGTCTCCACGGCCGCGCCGTCATATAGCCCTGCCTCGATATCGGCTTCGCTGATCGCGTCCGAGCGCAGCACGCCGACGACCTCGGTGGTGTCCACCTGCGGCCCGAGTTTTTGCGCCGCCTCGCCGCCGTCGAGCCCATGCGCCGGCAAGTAGTCGACGCCGCCGAAATGCAGCGTCAGATCGTGGTCGGTAAAGCCGAGCACGAGCCCATCGGCCCGCGTCAGCTTCCAGCAGGTCGCGAGCGTCGTCGCCCCGCTCTCGACATGGCTCTTCAGCCCCGCCTCCAGAATCCTCATTCGATCACCTCCAGCAGCGGGATCGCCGGCGCGTCGGCCGCGTCGAAGCCGCTGAGTTCGATATCCAGCCGGTCGGTGTCGAACCGCACCGGCACGTCGAACAGGAACCCCACCTTCACCACCGCCCCCGCCGCCGGCGCCGTCGCAAAACTCAAGACCCCGGTGAGTGGATCGACGCTCCACCCGGAGGCGACGACACCGCCCCCGACCGACACCAGCACGCTCCCCGCCACCGGCTTCGTGATCGGCCGCACATAGAGGTCGAAGTTCGCCCCGTAAGTCTTTGTCAGTCGAAAACTTTTCGTCGCACCATCGCCGACCCCGAGCAGCTGGTCGAAGGCAGTCGGCACCCCGCTGCCGTCCTTGCTCGAATGGTCCAGCGCGTCGCGCCACAGGAACGCATGAAACCGCCCGCGCCGCTCCTCGAAGAAGGCGAGCACCGCCTGCATGTCGGCCCGCGACTTGACCCCATACCCCGCATTGTACCGCCGCCGCGACCGCGCCCACCGCTGATTGCGCTCCTCGCGGCCGGATGCCAGCGTCACCACATCCGTCGCCCTCTCCGGCCCACCTCGCGCCCCCAGCGCCACATCGAGCGGAAACCGCACCGCATGAAATGCCATTCTTGTTTCCTCTACTGATAGCTACGTGGCGCGACCGCCGTGTCCCTCTCCCCTCCGGGGAGAGGGTCAGGGTGAGGGGAGGTCCCCGGCTAGACCCCGTGCCGGGGACCCAGCGCACCGCCTTCTCGCTCCCCTCCCCCTTGCGGGGAGGGGGTGGGGGTGGGGGTCCAACCGCGGGCGCAGAGAATGCGGAACGACCCCCAGCCTCGTTCCGGCCATTCGGGCATGGCCCTCATGGCCTTCTCGCCCTACGCCCCCCGCGTCCCCCGCCGCACCGCCCGCAGCAGCATCGCCGAAACCTCCGCCTCGGCCGCCGCAAAGCTGCGTGCGTCGCTCGCCGTCACGTTGAACGTCACATTCACCGTCTGCCCCCCACCAGCGAGCCCCAGCCTGCCGTCACTGCCGCGCGACAACGGCAGGATCGCCTCGGCCCCGGCCTCACCGGCAACCCCAAGGCCCCCGGCGGCGGAGAAATAGGTGGGCGCTGCGACCACCCCGCCCTTGGCGAACGGCGTCGCCCCGCCGAGCGCCGGGTTGGTCGCGGCGAACAGGCTTTCGATGGCGCCCGAGACCAGCGTGCCCACCGGTTTCAGCGCCGCCTTGAGCGCGATGTCGGCGAACGCCCGCGACACCTCGCCGAGCACCGATTTCAGCGAGCGCCCGTCGAGGATGGCGCCGCGAAACGCGTTGTTCAGCGAGCGGCCGACGCCGTCGGCGAGGTCGCCGATGCGCTTCAACTCCACCGACACGTCGGACAGGTCGTCGGCAAATCTTTCAGGAAAGCGGTCATCGGCCATCGGGGTAGCGCTCCATCATCTCGTCGAGCCGGCTGCGCTCGGGCGCCCCCGCCCGCGTGCCGCTCTTTGCCGCAAACGCGGCCGCGAGTTCGCGCGGGCTCAGCCCCCAAAAATCCTTCGAGGAAAGGTGCAGCACGCCAAAGCCGAAGCGCATCGCCTCGGTCCAGGGAAAGCCCCTCATGCCTCGCCCCCGAACGTCGCGCGCAGCAGCCGCGCCGCGATCTCCGCTGCCCCGCTCAGCCCGCCCTCGATGGTCATGCGCGCCACGTCGTCGTCGCTCAGCGCATTGCCGCCCCCGCGCAGGCCCGCGCCGATGATGGCGGTGAGGTCGCGCGCCGACACCCGGCCACCGGCAAACCGCTCGGCCAGCCCATTCAGGTCGCCCGTCATCAGCCGCGCCTCCAGCTCCGCCAGCGCCCCCAGCGTCAGGCACAGCACTTTTTCCTCGCCGTCGAGCACGGCGGAAACTTCGCCGCGATGCGGATTGACCATGGGTTCACCTGTGTTGGCTGGTTGAAAATTCGGGCACGGCAGCAGTGTCCCCTCTCCCCTTTGGGGAGAGGGCCAGGGTGAGGGGAAGTCGTCGCCCCCCTAGCTCGCCGCAAACCCCAGTTCCCCCGCGCTCTCCAGCGCAATATCGAACGTCACCTCCCCCGCATGGTCCGCCGAAAATTCCAGCGCGGTGATCTGGAACAGCCCGGTGACCACCCCAAAATCAGGAAGGATCAGCTGCCAGTTCCGCAGCGTCCCCCCAAAGAAGATCTCGCGGATCTTGGCGTCCGACGCCTGGTCCTTGAAGATGCCGGTGCCGCTGACCGCGGCGCGCTTGATGCCGCCGCCGGCGAGCAGTTCGCGCCAGCGCCCGGCGCTCTCGGCGTCGGTGACGTCGATCGCCGCGGCGTTCAGCGCCAGTGCCCGCGTGCGCAACCCCGCGACCGTCAGAAAACTGCCCGACCCGGTCTGGTCGAGTTTCAAAAGCATGTCCTTGCCGCTCTGGGCTGCCATGATGTCCTCAGATGTTGGGTTCGGAATAGAACGTCAGTTCGATCGCCGCGCGGGCCCGCCCCGAAACCGGCTCGATGCCGGTGTCGGTGCGCTCGTGGCGCCTGAGCGTCACCAGCAGCGTCTCGCTGTCGAGGCCGGCGTCGAGCGCCGTCGCCACCACCGTGTCGGCCAGCGCCACCGCCGAGCGCCGGCTCGGCTCGGCCGTCCAGGCGTGCAGAAGCAACCGGTGCTCGTGCCCCGGCGCTGCGTCGCCGTCGCGCGGCAGAATGTCGTGCCGGGCGATCACCACATAGGGTGGCTCGCGCCCCGGCCCCGGCGCGTCGAACACCGCCAGCGTTTTCGCCCGCAATGCCGCGACCAGTTCGCCCTGCAGGGCAAGGATCGGATGGGTCATCCCGTCACCACGCGTTCGCTGCATTGGCAGCTGAGATAGGCCCGCCGGCCGTTGAGGTCGGCGACGCCGAGCACGTCGAGCACCGCGCCGCGATAGACGATGCGGTCGCCGGGTTTGAGGTCTTTGCGAAAGCGCAGCACCACCGAATGGGTCACGTTCTGTCCGCGCCCGTCGCTCACCACCGCCTGGGAGAATGATAGTGGCCGCACCCGCGCCCACACCTGCGCCAGGGAGGCGAACATCGCCGCGCTGCCGCCCTCGGCCTCGTCGGTGACGACGCGGCGGCGGAGTTCAATCCGGTCGGTCAGCGTGCCGAGCGCCGGCACCCCGGCGCCGCTCACAGCCGCACCTGCCGGAAACCCGCGAGCAGCCGGTCGAGCGTCGCCGGCAGGGTTTGCACATCGGCATCGCGGTTGGCGTACCAATACCCCGTCAGCAGCAGCACCGCCTGGCGCAAATCCGCCGGCACGTCGCCGGCCGCGCCATAGCCCGCGTCATACTCGACGACCAGCGCCCCGCCCTGCCCGTCCGGCAGTTTTGCGCTATCGCCCTCGGCGACCAGCTCGACCGCCGCCCCGTCGAGCGTTGCGGCCGTCACCCGCTGCACCGGCCGCACCGGCAATCGCACCAGCGCTCCCGGCGCCGCCATCACCGCCAGCCGCCAGCTCTGCGTCAGCAGCGCCCGCTCGGTCATGCTCTCGATCTGCAGCCGCGCCGCGGCGATCAGCGCCGTCAGCAGCGCGTCCTCGTCGTCGCCGTCGATCCGGCACCAGGCTTTGGCCTCGGCCAGCGTCAACGGCTCCCCGCCGGGTCCGGCGATGAGGGTTGAAGTCATCTGAAAATCCTCGGTGAAAAAGAGTCCCCGGCGCGCCGGAGGGAGGGGGCCGGCGCGCCGGGGCATCGCTGGCGCCCGTCAGGACGCCGCGAATTTCAGCAGCTTGATCGCATCGAAATTCTGCACGCCCCCGCCGACGCGCTTGGTGGTGTAGAACAGCACATAGGGCTTTGCGCTGTAGGGATCGCGCAGCACGTTGACGCCCTGGCGGTCGACGATCAGATAGCCGCGCCGGAAGTCGCCGAAGGCGATGCTCAGCGAATTGGCGGCCATGTCGGGCATGTCCTCGCTCTCGACCAGCTCGAACCCCATCAGCGAGGCGCGGCCATCGGCGGTGGCCGAGGGCTGCCACAGGTAATGCCCGCTCGCATCCTTCAGCTTGCGCACGGCGCCCTGCGTCTTGCGGTTCATCACCCAGCTGGCGTTCTGGCGATAGCCGGCCTTCAGCGCATAGGCGAGATCGACCAGAACGTCGCTCGGGTTGGTGGTGGGCAGCGCCCCCGCGGTGCCGGTCGCGACATAGCCGAGCTTGCCCCAGGCCCAGCTGCCTTCCGCCACCGTGGCTTCGGCCAAAAACCCCTTGGGCTTGTTGCTGCCATTGCCCGAAACGAACGCCGTGCCCTCCTGCTGGGCAAACGCGGCGTTCACCTCGTCGGCGATCCACTGGCCGACATCGACCGCGGCGTCGTCGAGAAACTGCGTCGTCGCCGCCGGCATGGCGTACAGCTCGGCCGTCGGAAAGCTCAGCGCGTCGATGGTCTGGCTGTCGGTCGTCGGACGGCTCGCCGTCTCGGCCACCCAGCCCACCGCCGGGCCGCCCACCGTCACCGGCTTCTTGAACACCGCGCTCGACACCTGCCGCACGCTGGCGATCGAGCGGATCGGCGACAGCGCCGTCATCAGCCGGGTGATCTCGGTGTCGATCTCGACCGGCACCACATAGCCGCCGTCGCCGGCCACCCCCACCGACAGCGCCTTTTCCTCGCCGCGCTTCACATAGGCGGCAAAAGCCTCCTTGTACTCGTCGACCTGCGCCGGGCTGCCGCCCTCGAGGCGCGGCCGCGCCCGCTCCAGCGTCGCCCGGTCGAGCGCCGCCTTGGCGTTGTCGAGCGCGCTGTTCAGCCGGTTCACCTTGTCGTCGGTGACGACGTCGGTGCTGCCGCGCTTTTCGAGTTCCTTGATGCGGGAATCGTTGGTGCGCTTGAATTCCTCGAACGCCCCCATCAGCTCCCCGATGAGCGCCTCGTTGTCCGTGGCCTTGATTTCGAGGCCGGTTGCTTCAGTCATGGTCCGTCCTTACTGCTTGAACAGTGCAATGGCCGCTTGCAGCGACCGGTCCAACCGGGCTTTCCGCCCCGGCGCATTGCCCGGCGAAATCCGGGCGAGATCCATCATCGGGAAGGTGACGATGGAGATTTCCCAAAGGTCGATTTCGAAAAGTTTGCGATGCCCGCTCTGCGGCTCGCGCATCGCCTTCACCGTGCGAAAGCCGATCGACAGCCCGTCGACCGCGCCCCGCGCGATCAGCCGCCGCAGCGCCTCGGCGCGCGGCACTTCCGGCACCAGCCGCCCCTCGACCCACAGCCCGAACCCGTCCTCGGCGATCCGGTCCCAGGTGCCGACCGGGTCCTTCGGGTCATGCTGGAACAGCATTTTGATTCGATGTCTTCCGCGTAAGCCCAGGCTTTTGCGGAAGGCACCCGGCATCACGATGTCGCCGCCCTGGTCCACCTCGCCGAAGACGCTCGCATAGCCCGCAAAGCGTCCCTCGGCGTCGATCGGCAGCGCCTGCATCAGCGTTTGCCCGCGGGCTTTGCCGGCGGCTGGCGCGGCGGCCGCGCCAGCGTGCCGGCGAGGTTCCAGGCAAACTGGCGAAACACCTCCACCGCCTCGTTCTTGGCCTCGGCCATGGTCACTCCTTGCGTTTGAAAAGCTGGTTCAACGCCGCGATTTCCTTGACGAAATCCTCAAAGCGCCGGTTCGCCGCCGCGAGTTCGCGCAGCACAAAAACGAGCAGCCCACTGGCCCCGCTCGCCCACAGAAACAGCGCCAGATGCGCCAAATCCCCCCGCGTCGCGACGCTTTTGGTCAACTCGTCCAT